ATCAATTATTTCGGCATACTCTGCAGTTTCAACAATTTCAAGCGGCCGTGAAGCATTTATTACGAGTAACTTTATATAAGAATTTGTGCTGTCTGCATAGTCTTCGCTTGAAATCCAATTTAGTGTAAGATCAATCGTGTATCGGTCAGCGCCGGGCGCGCTGTAGTTTGGCGTGCCGTTCGCGTTGTCGAGCAGGCTAAGGTCGTCAAAATATGATATAATCTCTTCGTCAATTTTTAATACCGCATAGCCAGTAAGCGGGGTATCAAGCTCAGCTTTGTCGATAAAATATGTTTGACGCGGCACAGCAACAAAAGATCCCTTTGTATAAAACACTCCTTCTTCACAAACGAGCCCCGACGCAAACCCGTCGCTAACATAGGTAAGGCCATTTATTACTGGCAACTCGCTTTCAGAGAGCGTAGAGTCGCTTGAACGCAGTATAAGCTTAAACCCGTTAGGAATTTCTCCGTCAAAAGTAGTTTCGCCGCCCGAACCGCTGTTTATATATTTAAAATAGAACACATAATTTGTGCCCTCGTCTTTACGATAACCAATAATTTCACCACGCAACTCGTTACTGACGTACGCAATAGATTTTGCAGACGCAGCAATTTGATCGTATGTAAGACTAGATCCGGCAACGTTAGACTGACCAGTTGAAAGGTCAACCGTTAATGAATATAGTTCAGGTAAAAATGAAGTGCCGCCGCCTACTACGGCAGTATCGGCTTTCCATACGCTGCTGCCTAAGCGATTTATTTGATCCTGTAGCGCAGACTGTAACTGATTTAATTCCCTTACTTGTACACTATAACCAGGCTTAAATAGTACGCGAAGATAATTTTTATCGCTGTTTCCAGATGAAATATAGTCATCATGATAGGTCGTGTTGTATGATGTAATGGACATTAGAATTGTATAATAATCTTAATTTCTTCAGTTTGACCGCTTTGACGGTTGATTGGTTTACGATTTTCTGTAAATATTACTGTACCCGTACGAGGTATATATTCGTTGTCATTTACTGCGCTGTATGCTACTGACGTCCCCTTTGAATCAGTCACGGTTCCAGTGTTTGGAATGATTCCATACCCAGTTACAGAGTTTTGATGGAAATACAGGCGATGAAAAATTGTGCCTTCAACATCAATTGCTTTGTATGAGTCAGCGTATGCATTCACACGGCTCTCGCCGCTAGTTATTGTTAGGATGTCACCAATTGCGATTCCTGAATTTGGAGCGGAGTTTAGTGTGAGGTAACGTGCCGCTCCTAAAGTGTCTGGACTGGCGCCTTCGCTATACTGAACGTCTTTTATAACTGAAATTTGACGATACGGAACATAAAAGCCGTCACTAGAAATATCATCTGCTGCGTCGACCGCAATTCCAACAAACCATGACGGCAACGTTATTGTTGGCTCATAAGCAAATCCGCGAAGCGGAGCGATATGCGGAACTATAACTGCACCGCTGCCGGTTGAAGCTATTTTGAAATAGCCATCGACTATAAGCTTTGACGTGGTGGCAGTGTATGACCAGTTTGCTGGCAACAGCACGTTTTTTAACAATCCAGTGTCTGGATCCGTTACCACAGGACAATCAATTTCGGCGGTAGTGCCGTTTGAGTAGCGCGCTACAAATGTAACTGTATTTAAAGAGCCATAACCATCACCAGGAGACAGAACGCTAAAGCCATAAAGTAACCCGCCGCCGTCAGCCTGAATAGTTGGAGCAACTGCGGCCGATGCAGTACCAGAAGTTATGTTAATAAACTGGTCGGTAATTAACTTTGACAGCGCGGTTGATATATTATCAATTAGTATCCAAACGTAGCCGTCGCCGCCAACTGTAGTTGCGCGATAGTCAGTTGCTACTGGTATACCAGCTGTGCCTTCTTGACCGGCTTGCAAGCAAAGATAGATGCGGCCGCTTACGACTGCGTAGCATGGGTTAATTTCAACTTCTCCCTCAAGAACGCTCGGATAAAAGCAGTCAGGGTCATACGGACTGTATGCTTTATAGTGCGCTCCAGCTTTCCACTTTATATGTGGAATTACGCGTTCTGCGTTTGTAGAGTTAATCTTAAGTAACGTGACGAGGTTTGATTTTATTTCAGTGTTTTCTCCTTCAATTCCGAGAGAAACTGGAATGTCTCCTGGTAGCAACGACTCTTCGTCAAGCGTCCACTTGTTAGATTTTCCAAGACCGACATAATAGTTTGTACTATTAGATGCTATATCTTGTAAAAAGAATTTTGCGTTGTTTCTACGAAAAGAGTCTGTTACGATTGCTGCCATATTGTGTTTTATTTAATGTATTTATAAAGTTTTTTGACCTAAACAGTTAAACATTTTATTATGTTATATCTATCAGAATATATCAATTATGGATATGGAACAGTAATATATTCAATTTCAAAATGAGTATATCGAGGAGCCGTACTAATACCGATCGGTATAGTTTTATTAGTAAAAACATAATTATCATCTGAATTTGCACTTGTATAGACTAAATTAAACCATTCTGAATCTCCCCTAGAACGATTGGTGCTTCCATTAAAATAATCTAATTGCCGGTTTGTTGTTGGCAAAAGTCCAGTATAATATACATTAGTGGCATAATCTCCATAGTGTGACGCAATCGTTAAGCGCGATTTTTCGGCACCTGGCAATTGATACCCAGTTTTTAAATTTATAAAGCACAACATGCCATCATCATCTGACCGAAGAAAGCCAGCATTTGCTGTATCAGAGACCAATGTAGAATGCATTACTATAAATCTATTCCATGGATCTGCAACTATACCAAATGGCGTTAAATTGGTGCCGCTGTTACCAGTTCCAACATTTGGAGTAGTCCAACCAGTTAATAAACTTGTGTGTTTAACCCTAAATGTTAATGTTTTATTTACAACATCATTTGATATAACTTTATATGCGCCGCTGTATAAAAAGTTTGGTATATATACAGGTACCCAATGGTCAACTTCTATTTTTTCACACGCAGATTTTAGTGTGGCATTACTAGCTGAATAATTTAATGTGTAATTATAATAGCTTCCACTTAAAACTCTGGTCCATGATACTGTTCCACGATTATCCCATGTGCTTCGCATATCTAAAGCGCCACTTTTTAAACTATACAGACCAGTTAACGAGTTTGCCGTAGATGCACTTCCAGCACTAGCAGCATAGCCAACGCTAAGGTTGCCTGGAGTATAGACGTACATATTAGAGATATTGTCGCCACCCCATAACCAAGCTGGCGTTCCGCCCTTACCAACCCAATTGAATGTCATTCCGCTGCCATTTGCTCCGCCAGATGCAAGCGTACTCGCCTTGCCAGCGAGTGTAGAGGTGGCTGAGTTTCCAGTAATACTTCCGTCAAACGATCCGCTAAAAGATGTTGCGGTAACTGTGCCGTTTACGTCGAGTGCAGTAGCAGGATTGCTTTTGCCAATACCAACTTTGCCGTCACTCTTTATTACGATCGCTGCAGTAGATCCGGAGCCAAGAGCCAAACCATGAGGAACATCTTTTGGATTAAATTCAATATAACCCTGTGCAGTGACGTCTGTTACATGACGTATACGCGTACTCGAACTTGTCCAAGTTGTACCAGCTGAATGCCGTCTGACATCAATTATTAAATTTGAGGCATTTGAATTTGTTGTAGTAAATTTACAAAGTTCAATGTCAGCAGTTATTGGACATAACAGACCCTCAATACCACCACCGATTGGCGTGCATGCCCCTTGGCTACCACCATCAATTTGTAAAAATGCAGTTGGGGCTGTGCTAGTTCCTATTCCAAACTTTTTATCGGTATAGGCAGCGTCTTTTGTCAACACAAAGTTGTTTGCCCATGTCACGGCCGTGCCCGGAGTTCCAACTGCTGCTGTACTTATTGTAATTGTACCATCAGCAGTGTCGGTGTTCATTGTTATTCTCGCGGCGCCGCCGTTAGAGTCTCCTGGTGCTTTTGCAAAGACGGTAGCAGTTGAAGTTCTATAGTGTCCGGAACGAATGTTAAGGTTGCCGTCTCCGTCGTTCCATGAGATTCGTTTATGACCGCCGTCATCAATGAGTATTGCGCCACCAGTGGCATTGCAGTGTAGCGCCCCAACTGTTAGTGAATTGGCAGAAGAATTTGAAAATACCGCAGTATTACTAAAACTTGGACTTGATGTAGATAATTTGCTATTTAATTGTGTTTGGATATTGCTTGTAACTCCACTGAGGCGTCCAATTTCAGCGCTGTTTACAGGCCCAATAGAAGTCGTGGTTGGAAGAGTGACAGTTCCTAAAAAAGTAGGGCCGTTGATATCTGCCTTTGTGGATAAGGCTGTCGCTACAATAGACGGCACGCTTGTAATAAGATCGGCAATTTCGTTTGCCGCAACTCCGGCTGTCACGCTTCTGTTTGTGCCGCTGGCTCCCATGGTGCCGTCATCAACATCAATAATCTGTATAAGATCATTGGCTGTGATTGAGAGACTGGGAGTAAGTTCTGAAATTTTAAATGGCATAGATCTTTAGTTATTATAGTTTAATGCAATAGAGCATCGCGATGTTTTTAGGGCGAGTTTCCGTTGAAGTTCTGGCGACACGTGACGCATCAAACGTATAGTCACCAGGTACTCCTCCTTCTCCAAATCGAACTTGTGTTGAAGTACTGCCTTCTTCAGAGTAAAAAGCGCCACTAAAACTTGCCGCAAGACCAGCATTTGTGTTTAAATTTATTTTGCCTGTAATATTTTGTAAAGCGTCGGCCTGATTTGATCCAAACGCCCGTCCATCGTCAACGCTGCGGCCGTCGTCCCAGCCACGAACAAAATACCCGCGAAGGTCTGGAATGTCAAAATTTGTAGAGCCGTTTCCTGCGCCGTATATGGTACCAATTGCAGCAAAGAGAGGCGCATAGAGTGGGTTTGTGCGACTTATGCGACGGCCGTCACAAGGCAGCCACCCGCTTGGTGCCGTTTGCATTGCAAAAGCCATAACTGCACCGGGCGGAATGAGGGCAACTGGGGCTCCTCCGATCGTTGTTCCTGTTGGTAGCGTTACAGTTCCAGTAAATGTGGGGTTGTTGATTGGAGCCTTTGCATCCAACAAAGTTTGAACGTTGCCAGAGATGCCGCCAAGACGTCCTAACTCGGTGCTTGTTATCGCGCTTACTGCTACTTTACCACCGCTACTCGAAACTAGTGCGCGATTGATAGCAAGGTTGTCCGTGGTTATTGTTGATGCCGCACCTGTTATTGTGCCTTGCTTGAGGGCTAGAGCAGCAATTGTTGCTGTCGACAGCGGCTTATTGAGGTCACTCGTGTTATTAACTTGACCAAGACCTATAGAAGCCTTGTTGATATTTGTAGCCGCGGAAGTAAATTGAGTAAATACAATCGGATCGGTGTCAACCACCGCGACTGTAGTAGTTACTGCAAATCCTGCGCCCCTTTGGGTGTCTCCTCCATTTACAAGCACATAGCCGCCGTTAATTTCTGTTATTGTGTCAAAGTCAGTTGCTCGTGTAGGCACACCAGCGTTTACTACATAGATGCCGTTAAATTTATTTAATGTTTGATCTTTTACAAGCAGGCGATCATTAACAGCGAGTTGTACGCCGTCTATAAAGACTCCATTTAGCGTGCTGGCTAGGTTTATACCTGTTGTAGTCGCTGCAGCGACTGGCGCAGCAATTTTTAGTCCGGCATTATTAAAATTTTCAAGTGACACCTTGCTGTCTAGCGCTGACTGTATTACTGGAGGAATAGTAGTTGCTAGTCCAGCAAGACCGTTTGCAAGTGTTATTGCCTTGATTCTTTTGTTTGTGCCAGCCGGATAATTTTGCGAATATTCTTCTATGTTAATAATATGCAGTAGGTCACCCGCAGTTACTTGCGTAGGGTTGCTTAACTCATTTAACTGCGAAATTTTTACTGTAGCCATATGCTATATTTATAATAGTTATTTAGCGGTTAATTGCTAATAGGGAGTCTCTCTTTGGTATTTTATAGAATTACGCGGGTGTTGAAGTTACTGCTTCCCATGCATTCCCGTTATAAAAGTTTAATTTATTAGTGCTGCTGTTGTAAATCATTAGGCCGGCGATTGGCGAAGTAATAAGGTTGCGCTGAGACGTCGTCATTGCTGGTGGTCGAAATCCTTTAGCCGTGCTTGTCAGCTGAAGCAAACAACTTGGATCAACCGTGGTTGTATTGATGCCAACGTTGCCGTCGCTGTTGATATGCATGCGTGCGGTGACAGTAGCTGCTCCTCTACCAGTTGTACTGAATATCAAGCGGCCTGGCATAACATCAAGTTTTGGCTCCTCGCTCGCAGTTCCTGTACTAACTGTACCAGACGCGGTTGCTGTAAAAAAGTCTCCAACTGCCGGGTTTGTTGCTGGCGGAACAGCGACCCATCCAACAGCAGCCCAAACGGTGTTTCCAAGAGCCACTATACGATAACGCTTTCCAACAACAAATGAGCCTCCAGCTACTGCGACTGCGGCGTCAACTTCTGAGTGTATTCGAGTCGCTTCGACTATTTTTACTCCGTCCGAGCCGCCAGCGACGATCATGCCCAAGTCGTCGCCGGCAAATACTATGGAGTGGGCGCCCTTTGTTGTCGAGCGAGACTTTATGAAACTGTGTCGTGACGACGCGCCGTCGTTTGAAAAGCGCCCAAAGAGAGCTCCGGCGTTGTCACTCGCACCAATCACTTGAGATTGTGGAGTGACGTCGGTTGTTCCAATACGGCTTGTAAACTGAGCGTCGTCACCAACGGTAAGTGATCCAGTAGTGATAACGTTTCCTGATCCAAAATTTGGACTAATCTTTGTGCCTGCAATTGCTGCGGTTAGACTAATGTCTGCATTAACAATTGTGCTGTTTACAATCATGTCGCTTGTGACTGTACCAGTTGGTAGAGTTACTGTTCCCGTAAAGGTTGGGCTGGCTAAAGGAGCCTTAGCAGTGAGTGCTATCGATATTTCGTTAAGCGTGTTTAAAAGATCAGGCGCGCCGTCTATTATACTTGATACTGCTGCGTCTACATAGGTTTTAGTAGCCAATATTTGGCGCGCGGGGGTACTATTTGTGTAGTACAAGTTTGTGCCGTCAAACTCAACGCTTCCAGAGACTGGAGTTGCTAGGTTTGTACCAGCCATTAATCTAAGCGGCGCGTTTGTTGTCGTTCCAGGTCCAATCGTTAGTGTGCCAGGAACTGGAAAAAATGGGTTGTCTAACTGATACTGTATGTTGTTGCGTAATCCAGATAAAAAACCAATTTCGGTTGCGCCTACTTCACCAATGGACGTCGTGCTTGGCAGAGTGACGTTTCCAGTAAAGGTTGGATTTGCTTGTAGTTTAGAGATGCTTATAGAGCCGTTTGCCATGCCATCAAACAGCGAAGATGTAAGGTCACCAATACTTATGACTGCGTTGCTTCCATTTTCTGACATAAGAGGGTCAGAAACATCAACAATTGGTATATAGTCAGCGGATTGCGCTGCAGTTATTGGCGTGAGCTGTGAAAATTTTACGTCAGGCATATGCTATATTTATATTATCTTATGAATAGGTGTGTGACACGAGGTCGGCGCTATCAAGTGTTTGAGCGAGTGAGCCGTCATTCCATCCAATTTGTATTTGTGATGCTGGGCTTGTTGACACAGAAAAATCAGAAAGTTGTGCAGGCTTTGAAATAAATTCCCACACTCTGTATGCATCTTTTATTTCTATGCTTTCACTTGTTGCGACACTTAATCCGGCGGAGTCACACGCGTATATTTTAACGTCAAAATATTCTGAGCCTTCAGAATTCAAGTCGTCTAGAGACGCCATTAGAGTAAATGACGCAGCATTATTTTTAACAACCAGGCCTCCCATTGCTGGCGCTACGTCATTTGGTAATGAAGCTACGTAGTATAACCCTTCGTAGTCATCAACGCCGGTTGTTGTTATATTAAATGTTACTCCGCCACCTTCGATTGTGCTGTTTGTATTTGCTGATATTAAGTATGTTGGTAAATCTAAATTATTATTTACAGTAACTGGTTCGCTGTTGGCAAGTATTGCGCCGTTTGGCCCGCCCTGACGAATAGTTGCAGTAAATGTTTGAGAGGCGCCGTCAGTAAAGTTTACAAGCGGTACTGCTCTAAAGACTGCCACTTCATTTTTTACGACACACGTGCCAGACTGAGGATAGATATTTGGTTCTGAAACGTTCCAGTAGAGAGTCGTACCTTCAGGTATATATTTTGTCAGCGCATAGAAACGTACAATTTCATTTTCTTTTACAACAGACTTGTTAGATGTAAAACTTGTCACGGTTCTTGCGTGCACTTGACCTTCCGTAATAAACTGCTTACTGCTGTCTTCTGTTATAAAGTCGTCGCCATTTTGTTGCTCAAGAGCGTGGCGATACGTTAGCGGCTCCCGGTCTTCAAGCGTGCTGTTATTGTATGGCGTCATTTCAATGTCAAACGAACTTATAGTCGCTTCGTTATAACTTAGGTCGGTGTCTTCGTATACTGGGTCAAGAGGTATCAGCTGACTGTAGAACCACGGATAATAAGACGTGTCTTTGTATCTAAAGCTGATAAATGACGAAATATTATTAAACAACGTTCGCGAGTTGTCAACCCAAGGAGAGTTTGCCTCGTCAAAAGTTTTGTCTGCATAGCCAGCTATAAGTTCATTGGGATCAAGATACTTTAGCCACCCCTGATATTCTGTACGAATGGTTTTATTTCGCGGATTAGCGTTTTGCGAAAAAAGTTTAACAATGATTCTTATCATTCGTATAAAATCATCTTCGCTTCCGCTACTCTTTAGATATTCTAGAATAATTGTTAGCAGACGTTCGTTTCCAGTTAACCAGCCAGGTTGATAGCGTGGGGTATGATAGCCAACAACTGGAGGGTCATATGTGTTTAACCACAAATAGCTGTCTTGTGGCTTTTTCGCTCTGTAGTCAATCGCGTTGTTCCATGCAGTGCGAGAGACAAATTCATAGAGTATTGCGCTAAACAACTTTAAGCCTGAAGGGTGTACAAATCGTAAATAGTCATTTATCCAATCCTCTTGAGGGAGGCCGCACCGTATGCGATAAGAATATTTTTGCCAATACTCGCCGTCATGCAGCTTGTATAAGTCAGACGCAAATGACTTGTTGTCTTCATAGGTCCAAACATCAACGTTTTTATCAATTTCAACCCAAGAGATTGGATCAAGGTCTATACTACGATACACTTTTGACAGTCTAAAGTCACCGTTATATTCTCCGGCCTGAACATCTTCTAAAGAATGAACGAAGTCTCCAATTTTCGTAGTGTATTGCGGAAATACTTCTACATTAAATATGTGATAATACTCAACATTTTTGCTGTCAACGATAGCGATAAATCTTTCTTCGCGTACTCCACTTTCAACAGCAAGAGCATTTCTTTCTGGCTCAAGTCCTCTTTCAACGATTAAAAATTCGGCGTCCTCAGTTGTTAAGCCATAGAGTGAAATATCAATGTCGTCGTCTCCAATAACAATTATGTTTTCACTAACTATTTCGTTTGATAGCTGCGACTCATCAATAAAGTTTCTACCAATGTCACTCACTGGAATTGGTACAATCGGTGATGGGACTATTGGTAATACGTATGAGTGAGAAACAGGCACGCCACTGGCAGCAACTGTAAGAGGCGTCGAATCATCCCATGATATTTCAGTCGTAACTGCAAATTCTGTAGTAATTTTAAAGCCAGACAGTGTAGCGGCAACAGAAGAAAATTGCCATAGCGGAGTAGCAAGTAATACTGACGAAAATTCATCAGTTATTAATTCGGGTTCAATCGTCGGAAGTATCGGTATTATTTCTGCAGTGTCGTATTGTATATTTTTTATAATTAACGAACTACCACCCGTTGCGTTTTCTTCCAAATTGATTACGCCATTTTCCATCAACGACAGCAACCCTGACTCAAGATCCATCGCCCCAACAGGGGCAAATGATGTTTCAATGTTGCGAGAAAATACTTGCCACTGCGCCTCGTCAGGCCATGGGGTGTCGTCGGTGCTGTATAACTCAACCTCGTCTCGGTACTTGTATACCCATCTAAATACTGCGGGCTGCCCAACTTCAGATATATTTACGCGTTCAATATACGGCAAGTTAAATGACTTTTGACCGCCGTCATAGGTCCATACATACTTACTAAATGCCTTTAGCGTTACCACGTATGGCGCCTGGTCAAAAATTGAAAACGGCCCTATTTTATAGTCTGATGTTACTTCTATAGTAACTTTATTTGGATTTGTGGCGGTCTCTCTAAGAGAAGCTATATTAAGAGGTGACCACGACCCACGACCTCCAGACAGGTCAAACAAATAGTTTCGTGGATAGAATATATCTACAATTTCATCAAAGAAAATTTTAAAAAAGGTGTGTATGCTGTCTTCTGACCCGCGTGTACGATAATACTGTATAATAATTCTGTAGAGAGTAACTTTATCAACTGCGCGGCTGTTTGGTATGTTTCGCGCTATAAGGCTCTGTATTTCGGTTAGATACTTGTTTGATACAATATCAATGTCTTTGTCACGAGTAATGTTTGCAATCTCGTTTGACGGCAACCCAATGCTGTTTAAATAATTATAGTATTGTTCAATAAATCCAATAAGCGAACTCGCTGACTCTCGTAGAGCCGGCGGGTAGAGCCCCTCCACTCCAATGGATTCCATGTTACGCGGACGAGAATTTGCTATACTTAGGAGCATGCTTAACGGTCTCTACTAAATGTTGTATATTCTACTGCACGGTTTGATCCACCAACAGCAATAGCGTCAACTTCGCCATAGACGTTTAGTCGTGAAGTATCAATTTGTATAAGTTGATTGCGTTTTGGCGCAAGATCATTTGAAAGCGGTATAAGATCTAGCGTTAAAGTAATATTTTCGTCAGCAAATAGTGGACTTAATTCTAATATTCCTGTGCTTAATGTTATTTTGCCAACGTTTTTTTCCTTTACAATAGGTATATTATTTGAGTCGTAGTAATATATAAACAACGAGCGAACGTCATTTGAAGTGTCATCTTTTGTGTCGCCGATATAATACGTTACCCCGTTATAGTCCCATCCGGTTGAATTTATAATCGTAACGTCATTGTCAACTGTAAGTGGAACACCATACTTTAAAGTTATCTTTTCTGGAGAATCTGCGAGAAGCGTTGCGCTTTTAGAAATATAGATTCTTACGTGGGAATTTAATATTGATGGGTTTGAGCCGTCAATAGTCTTTGTTAAAAATGAATGACGAAATACGCCGTCAAATGAATCTAGATATTGGGTGTTAAACGCACTTATTGTTTCTTTGACTTTGTTTTCAAGTTGTACCTTTGTGTATGTGGTAAGGTTGCGGTTATATTTAAACAACACGTCAAGAACAATATTTACATATTCTGGATCAACTATTTCAGGAAATATTGAAAGTACCTTTTTATCGCTTAAGTAAGATAATACTTCTTGCTTTTCTTCATAGGTTAAAAAGTCAGACGTGTAGTTAATGTCTCTATTTTTTCTAATTGACACAAAAACTTTACCGTACTGAGGCGGTTCATTTTCTTCACCACCCCATACTGATATGGATTTTACGTTTGGAAATTTTCCGTATATTAACGTTTTATAGTCTTCTGCGGTGACGGCACGATTTTGAGAGATATACTGCAACGGGGCGTTGTATTTTATGCTGCTTGTCGATTCCTGGTCGGCTCCTCCTAGAGCACGATCTATAGTAAATAGATCAACCTTCGTAATTTTAGTGGAATCAAAAAAGCTTGAATATGAAAATATATTTGAACCATTTGAACCAACCCCGTCAGTAATCAAATAACTAAGCTCTAAGACATTAAGATTATCAGGCTTTTTACCAAATACACCATTACCAAATGATATTACATAGTTTCCGTTATAATTTTCATACACGAAATAAATTGGAGTAGAGCCGTTAACTGCATTTATATCAGAAAATCTGCTGTATACTTCATTTATTTCAGACCTTCCGTTTTGAAACACTGCTACCTTTAAGGTGCTTAAATCAATGTTTTTATCGTCTATAATATATTCGTTATTACTTTGTGCAGAATTTATTTGAATGCGTTTTGTTACAATTTCGCCCTGATGTATTTCAACGTTATTTGCTACCAGCAAGCCGTTTGAATTTTTACGACAAACAATATCGTTTAGGTTAGTAAATTTGTAGCCTCTATTTTTTGTACGATCGGTTATGTTTGAATAAAAGAGCGAACCGGATGGTATCACATACTCATTTATTGAGTCAGTCCGAGGAGGTACGCTGCACGCAATTTTTGCTTTTGCAGCAACGGCGCTTCGTGGAGTGTAGCCAATTAACTTTGCTGCCGATACAACATTTTGACGAAGTTGTGCCGAATCTATAAAGCTTTCGTTTACCGCCATGTGCGCGAGTATAGCATTATAGTGAGTGTTATGCGCGAGTACGTCAACCAATAAGTTTAAACCAGATCCAGTATAGTCCCAGTCTTTAAACGGACCATCTTGAGTTTTAAAATAATCTATCAAAGATGCCTTTATCGCATCAAAGTCTAATTCTGTGACTGCTACTGACTGTGTAGGAATTTCCATTATCGTATACGAGTTAAATATATTACTATTTCAGAAGACGAATCGTATGAAGTTTCAAACTTAATAGAGACGCGATATGCATTTTTTTCAGAGTCGTCTGAAACCATAACTTCATAGTCGCTTATTCGTGGTTCATATTGATCAATTACGTTTTCTATTTTTTCCTTTAATTCAATTTCAGAAAAGATATCAACCTGTTCAAATAACAATGATGTTATGTCAGAATAGATGTCAGGTTGAAAGCAGCGGTCATACCGGTTTGTCAATAACAAGTTTTTTAGGCTTTGTTTTATTGAATCAATATCAGTAATTGGCAATATGTCGTTATAGATCGGGTGTGCCGCAAAGGCGTTATCAATATCTGAATATAAATTTTTTCTAGACACCACTGTCGTTCTAGAATCATTATAGTCAGACAGGTTGCGGCTCATATTCTATTTATACAAATATAGTCGACGAGTTATTTGTTTAAAAACGTACTAGCGAGCGGGGAGCCTGCAAATGAACTTATTCTATTTAAAAAAGAACTGCCAGAGGACGAGGAGGAAGAGGCAGAATTCACGCTTGAGGCAGCAGACGCGCCCGCATTTGCTGGGTTGTTGCGTATTGCTTCGGAGTTGTTTTCCATTTCGTATTTTATTTTATTTACCCGCTTGTTATACTCGTTAACGGTTTCTGATGACCAGGCAGGATTTTTCAGCAACGTTTCTTTTGCAAAATAATTAAACTCATTTTTAAGCCCGGTTAAAGAAAAGCCGGTCTCCCCGGACAAGAAGCTTCCAACAGACCCTACCCCACTTGTAATTCCGCTAACTATATTTGCGGCAGTATTAAAGCCAGAATTTAATGTGTCTACTGAAAGACCTGCTTTCTTTTTGCTTCCGCTCGTATCGGTGGTTGTAATGTTTGTTGTGCCAGAATTTTGTGGATAGACGCTAGAAAGTATGCCTGTCGCCTCACTGAGTATATTGTAAACCGAGTCTAAGCCGTCAGAGGTCGTGCTGCTTCCACTCAACAGCCCAGAGCCTGACCCAGTAGCTGCAATGCGGTCGTGATAGTTGTATGCGAGTTCGTGCACCGCGGTAAGCATTGAAACATACTCCTGCACTCCAACGGTGTCTCCTTCAGCTGTTAACGTGTTTATTTTATCAGTGTCTTTATTTAACGCCTCTCTTAACCTAAATTGAAAGAGATCATACTTGCCCTTTGCCTCAACAGGTTGTCGCGAAGTGGCTGGAATAAACGCTACAATTGCCTCTGGCACCTTTGTGTTGTCTGCCTTTATATACTTAGCGAGTGGGTTGCCATTTATATCAACCGCGTTACAAATATCAACAAGACCATTTGCAGCATCTTTTACAAATCCCGCGACGTCACCAATGCCTGATGTAATGCCTGGAAACTGTGATTTAAGCGCATCAATTTGTTCGTTCGCAATGGCACCCAGTTTGGCATACGCGCCGGTGGCTTCAAGAACCATATTTGCAAATGCCCATGGATTGTCTTTAATAAATTCAATCAGTGCCATTATTTGTTGGACTTTTTTAATAAGATCCATCACACTAGTTAGCAATTTTAAAATGCCAGTTCCTGGAATATAACTAAGTACAAGCGCAGCAATCTTCGCTGCAACAAACAACATCAATTTTTGTGGTAAATTTTGAGCGCATTCAGCGAGAGTTTTTACTGTGCCAAGTGCTGGAATATCACTTTTTTCTAGAAACGAAAGTACTCCACTCTTTATAAAGTCTGAAGTTGACACATTTTCAGAGTATGATATAACGGATGAGCTGCTTAAACTGCTATTTTTTGGAGTAGAAACTACTTCTGCTTCAAAAATATCTATTTTCTCTTGATATTCTGTTGCTGCTTCTTGCGCAGCAGACGGCGAAACTGGAACTACCTTAATTTCTTGGGTTACTGAGCCAGTATAGTTTAAATCTACCGCTTCTAAGGTAACGGTGTATGTTCCGACTTCAATTGGAGGAGCCAACGCAGAAAAAAGATCCGAAGACGTTTCGTTTGCCTTTGCGTACGTTAACCTAACAGGTATATTGCCAGGATAGTTCGGGTCGTCGACGTCTAGTATTTGAGGATCGGTAATAAATTCGGGAACGTGTGTATTTCCATAATACGCAAATTCAGTTTTAGTAAACGTAGCCCCTATTGGGCGTGGGTGTATTACTAGATATTTAGAAGGGTCGCCATAACCCTTGTATGGAGCCCGGCGTGTATTAAAATCATACAAAACCGTTTCAAACTTAAGATTATTAAGTTCCTCTTCAGTTAACACATCCTCGTTGATATCAAAAAATGGGTTGCCAAACGATATTTCTGAAAATATGCTGCCTTGGGATGGAACCGTATTTGGCTTGTCTTGATAGCTGCTCCAAAAACCACGATACGTGCCATTATGCAAGTCTGTTGGATATATTCCGTTTTGAATATCGGGATAGGAGACTATTGGTAAGTTACGAACGTATGTAGCGTTTATAGTAATGTCATAGCGGCCAACTCTTTTTGGAACATTAGAGACGCCAGCCATTCTACTTTCATATTGTATATCAACTGTAAGACCTGGGTCTGTTACAGGTATTATTTCAACTCTCCATGGTCGTCTTTTTAGCATCGTCGGCCCTGACGTACCATAGTTATATGGATTAACTGGAGTTTCAACGTTAAAAGGAGCTCGATTGATCCCATTTGCCCCAACCTGAGTAACGATTGTAAAACTTTCTATTAGATCCTGAAAACGAGCTTGACCGTTATAGATTAATTCTATTGGACGATGTTGTTCTTTAAAATTTCCATAAGTAAGTGTTTCGCTGTTAAACACTTCAGGCTTAAAATTTATATACAAATAGGTATCAACCGGACCAGTTATCGCTGTCCAGTCCATATACGTATCGGTGTATACCGACGGTCGATTTGCCGTAAATAAAAATGTTTTAGACGCAGTAACTGCAGTGCCGCTTACTGTTGCAGTAATTGTGATTGTTGCAGTGCCCTTTTTGCTGCTTAGCGGCGTCACCGTAACGGTACGGCTTGCGCCGCTGCCTCCAAGCACGACGTTGCTGTTTGGCACAAGAGCAACGTTGCTACTGCTAGCACTAACTGTAAATGTTGCTGACGGATTTTCTGGATATGCGATTGTAAAGGCAAGTGGGCCAGTGCTTGCCGCCACCCCAAGCAGGTTTTGGTCAGCAATATTAGAAATTGTAAGTGGCATATTTTTGGTTTAATAACATTTTTATCCAAGAGCTCCAGGCACCGTCGGGGTTGGAATGCCCTTCGATCCGTCGCCGAGGTGAAGGTGAGTTAACAACCCGGTAGTTCCAGCAGCTGCTCGTACGTCTCCGGCCGCCACAACCCCTCCTCCAAGTACAGTAACTAGCGGCGTAGTTATATTTGTAAATGATGAAGTCATATTTGTCAGCCCAAGCGAAGTCATGTTTAATGTAGTCGCGCTGTCAACGCATGCAGAGAGGCCTCCAATTGTGGCTGGGCCTGCTGGCGATGACATACTCACTCCAAGAAGTGCAGTCGTATCAGCCGCGCCGGTGTATATTCCAGTGTATCCTCCAAGAACGGTTTTTTCAACGCTGCCAACAACCATGCTTTTTACGCCGCCGGCCCGAACGGTATTATTTACGCCGTTACCAATTATGCTGTCCTTTTTACCAACAACACTTTCAGCTTTATCGCCAAGCACTTCGTTTTTATATGAGCCGCATTTTAATTTATATTCACCTGTAACAGTCTGTTCGTAGTTGCCAGTTACCTCCATTTTAACGTTGCCATGAACTGTTATATTTACGTTAGACACCGAACCAGCCGCGCCTATATCAACGTTGGCGTTGCCAATAACCGTAACGTGGCCGTCTCTATGTATAGTTGTGTGATGCTTCGAAACTATAACTACGGTGCTTGAACCGTCTGCGTGTATTTCACGATACGTTCCAGACTTATGTTTTTCCTTTATGCGCTCGTGACCAAGCGTGTCATCAACTTCAAAAACGTGCCCTGAACGCGACTGATTCACGTTGTTGTATGGATATACCGATTGATTGGTTGGAAACGGTGTACTAAAGCTGCTGTTTGCCATAATTTGTCTATTCTATATATAAGCCTTATGCAACGCCGCCCATACCGATACTCGTAACGCCTGCCCAGTAGTTTCTCATAGTAGAAGTTAATCCATTTGCCCAAGACCCGCCACCGGTACCAAGACCCGCCGAGCCGCCTATATCAAAATGCATAGAGTCTAGCGCGCCATAGTTTGCTCGTGTTCCTGAGAAATAACCGCCAAACCTAAATGCAACGTTTAACTCTGGATATTTAGCTGTTTGAATCTGACGCGCCTTTTGAGCAAAAATTTCGTAGTGCCTAAAGTCTGACGCAACTTGATATCGTCCTAGTGCTTTGCCATTTAGGTATAGTTGTATATCAATTGCTTTTCCACGACCGTGAAATCTAGAGTCTCCTGGACGTACACCAGAAGTTAGCTGCGTAGTATAGCCGTCTGGCATAGCCATACCAGCACTTTCAATTATATCAATAAGCCTCTTATCAACCTCAACTGAGCCAGACTTTGTTAGAAAACTTGATCGTCTGCTAACTTTTTTGCCGTCAGCTGCGGTACTTGTAATTCCTGGGTCTCCATACGCGCCTCTGATTCGTAGTATATACGCCACTGGCCCTGTAGTACTTTTTTTAGTGATCTTTTTAGAAATATAGTCAAATTCTGCAATTTTATAGGTTCCTGATACTGGACCCCCGTCATACACGACAGCAACATAGTCTTCTGCGCCGCTTCTAATAATAATATCGCCCTTATACAGCGTTTTGGGGCTTGCTATTTGTGTCATATATTTGGCTCCCTTGCCTAGAGGCCAGTTTAGCCAATTAGTTAAACTACTAGTGTCTGCAGGAAGATCTGCGTTGTCTGGTTTAACCGATGATTTTAGAAATCCAGTTAATTTTTCAGCGCACCATTGATTTGAAACGTTAGACATAATTATAATTATTGTGAAGAATTAAGTACATCGTTGACAAATGAATCCACCGCTCCTTTTGCAACCTTCTCATCAGCCCATGCGGCTGGCGCGCCGTCAAGCGCAGAAGTATTTGCCGAATTTGCTATTGGAGAGCCGTCTACATACTGCGAAACATTTGTTCCGCTTACAAATGAGTTTCCTACCGAGGATGATATTGCGTCTTGTGGGATGTCGGCGCCGCCTCCGCTTAAATTTGTTGTTCCTGGTATTGTTGCAATTATAACAGGATCTTGTAGGTCTTCGTCTCTAAAAAAACCAAAAACCCAACTACCAACCATTAACCCAGTTGCGCTCGCGCCTACAGCCGAATTACTAGCGCTGGTGATTGGTAGGAGTGGAGTTGCCCATGGCAATTTTTCACTGGGTATACTATTTGCGTCATCAAGTTCGTGATACTCGTAACAACGTATCTGCACACGACCTGCATTTAGCGGATCTGCAATATTCTCTACAATAGCGGTAAACCAATGATCAATTTTCATACTGGAATTTTCTAGCGATTGAGCCAACGTCTCGCGCATACTCTGGCGAAGTTGCGTATCCTGATTGTCCTATTGCTGTTACGGCGTCACTAACATTTGTTGAAGCTAGTACCTGTGAATATCGTTTATTATCAGACAAGAAATCAATATAGCCCTTTGCGCTGTCTTCTACGCTGCTATACGCCCTAAAACTATCATTTATAGTGACAGTTTTCCCATTTATAACTTCTTTTGTTGAGGCAGTGACTGCTCCAGCGTTGCCAGTGCCAGTGTGTGCTTTTATTCCAAACGCGTTGTTTCCAACCATTCGTGTGCCATATCCTGTTTCTAAGCACGTTTGGGCAGCTCCAAGACGAGCAACGACGTCTGGATTTGGCAGTCCCTTAGCAACAGCTTCTTTGTATAGCGCGTTATACATTTTATTGTAGTATGCCTTTTGACTTTCGGTTGAGGGTGTAGTTTTTCCAACGCCATTTGGATTTACGTTTGTGTTGCTAGCGCCCTGTCCAGTTTGATCACCGGCGCTGCCTTTAACTGATTCTAATATATTTCCTTCTACGCTAGGAACAAGTTTGGCAACCTTTAACTTATTTGTGTATATGCCGTTAGAAAAAACAGATGCCGCGACGAGAATAACATAGTCTCCAGACGCAAGCTCATCAATTTCTGATTCTTGTCTATCATTTTCTAATTTTGGCTTTGGCACCTTTAGATTTATTTTTACTCCAGGTTGCATCGCGCTGTCTCCATAGACTACAATATCATGGTTAACCTCGTTTAACCGAGCATAGAGCGCCCTTGACGGCGGTAAGTATCGTTCGCACGCAGTAATAGAATTATACGCAACTCCCCCGCTGTTGCCGTCTCCAAACTCAGAAATACCACGATTTACGTGCACGCTGACGACGTTCGAGCTTGCAATTGTGTGCATCGTGGCAGTTTGTGAGTTTCCACTTCTGTCTTTGATGTTATATTTACGTGGTTTCCAGTCAGACGTTTCTTTGCCGTTAAAGTCTAGAATATAAAATGCTTTCGAAGAAAAATCTATAACGTTATACCGACTTGCATAGGCACCAGCGTTTGATGCCTTTAGCCGATCGAGTTTGATTGAAGAGGTCATGCTCAGCAGACGATTTCTTTCGGCTACTGTATGCTTTTCTGTTCCAGGTTCTTCTTTGATAAATGGTTTAAACTCATATTTTGCAACGATTGGAGAAGTCTTTCCGGAAAGATTGGACCACGAAGATAAAAATATTTCTCCAGGACGAGTGGTGTTGCTGTATAAGAAAAACGGAGAGCCGTTTTCTGTAAAGCAGCGTGAACGCAACCACTCAGCGGCTTGCAATGGGCGTTGAATGTTTATAATTCCCTTAAATTTGGTTTCTATCTCTCCTTCTACATTAAATTCTTTTAGTCCCAAGTCATCTTTAAAAATAGTTTCAATATTTTGATCTAGTCGTTTTCCGTCATCAAGCACACGACATATATTCATAAGACTGCTACGATAAGCAAATTCTGAAATTGCTAAAAGCGTATAAATCTGTGTGTGAGGAAAGTCTAAAGTACGAACAAGAGTTGGATATTCCTTTACTGAAAATGTATGTTCTATCGCATCTCCAATCGCTGGCTTAATTTTTATTTCAATATTTTCTTGTCCGCATATTTGGAGTTGTTTGCCGCCAACTGGTTCAAATAATTTTTCAGTGTCACGTACGGATGCAGAAAGAGTTAGTACTGGAGAAAATAGCTCACTGGTAATTGTAAACGATTCAACTAGACTTCTTATGTCTTTTCTAACTCCTTGAGAGTCAATTATATCTAATTTTTCAACCTCAAAGGCGCCTGGCAACTTGACGTTTGCCTGATCGCTATAACCAATCTTAGGAGTATTTTTTGAATGAGCTGGCGCTATTGGTTTGGCTGACATAATTATTCTACATCATTTATAGTATTAAAGTATCTATCAGAAAATTCACTTATAAATTCTGGACGTATTACTCTTATCATTCGTTTCGAATCATTAATAGACGTTTCATACTCAAAAAATGATGTTATTTTTGGGTTAACTATAAGATCATTTGTTAGAGCGTCGTATGCGCTTAATACGGCGTCGCTTGGCGAATAATACTCGTATGCAGCGTTTGAATAGTCACTCCACCTAAACTCCGGCTTTGCTATCATAAGTCTCTTAGAGGCAATATAGTCTTCCTTTGTTGTTTTTGCGGCAACATGTTCACTAGCGCCAGTAATATCATATTGAGTAATCATAGAATAGATTGAATCAATCCATTCCGCCTTTAAAGCAATATTTTTATTTTGCGCATCTGTTTCTGCCTTTAAAACTTTATCTTTATCTTTGGCGTCTGCAGAAGACAGTTCCAACTCGCGTATCGAGTCGTCCCAAGCTATTTTATATGCGTAATTATTACTTTCTACAAAATCTTCTCTAGACGCTACTTCAATTCTTTTTGCATTAATAATTTTGTGTATGTCACTTATAATGCATTGGTGTCTTTTTGCGTCGTATCGAATAAAATTTGAACGATACTCGCCGTCACCAGACACAAACTTTAGATATGGCAAATATTGAGAAGTTAGTGGTATAAACGACATATCTAAAAATCCGGTGCCGTCCAACTCTAACTGTGGGTTTGTAGTCGGTTTAATTGATAGCGATGAATATTTAGAGT